TCCCGCCGCGGCCGCGATCGCGAAGTCGATCGACCCTATGACGTCATCGCCGGCGTCGCGGTCATTCCCGTTCGCGGGGTACTGATCCAACGATTGGGATGGTTCTGGTATTACAGCGATCTCTTCGGCGTCTCCGGCTACGACCGCATCCGTCTGCAGTTCCTGCACGCGCTCGCCGACGACGATGTCGATGCCATCGCGTTCGATATCGACAGCCCCGGCGGTGAAGTCGCCGGCTGTTTTGACCTGGTCGACACGATTTACGGCGCGCGCGGCATCAAGCCGATCGCCGCGATCCTCGGTGAAAGCGCCTATTCGGCCGCCTATGCGATCGCCTCGGCCGTGGATCCGGGCCGCTTGTGGGTGCCGCGCACCGGCGGCACCGGATCGGTCGGCGTCATCTACATTCACCTCAGCATTGCCGAGTGGATGTCGAAGACCGGCATCACGCCGACGCTCATCACCAAGGGCGCCTTCAAGGGTGAAGGCAGCGAGATGATCGACCTTTCCGCCGGCGCGCGCGATCGGCTGCAGGCCGACGTCGACACGGTCGGCAAGCTGTTCGACACCACGGTCGCGCGCAATCGCCGCCTGTCGGTCAAGCAGGTGTCGAACACCCAGGCAGGAACCTTCCTCGGCGCCGAAGGCGTCGAGATCGGCTTCGCGGACGCGGTCGCCGCGCCCGACGAGGCGTTCCGGGCGCTGCTCAAGCAGCTGGACTGATCCCGCCGGGGACCCGGTCCCGGCCCGGCCTCGCGCCATATCCAGATTGGAGACGATATGAACACCAGCCGACTTTCGGCGGGCGCGAGCCGTTTCGCGCATTTCGCCGGCCTGAGCCGCCGCTCGCGCGCGGCCGAGGACGATCACGACGAGGACGAGCCCAAGGGCAAGAAGTCCAAGGCCGCCGATGGCGACGAGGACGAAGACGAGCCCAAGGGCAAGAAGTCCAAGGCCGCCGATGGCGACGATGGTGATGAGCCCAAGGGCAAGAAGTCCAAGGCCGCCGATGGCGATGAGGACGAGGACGAGCCCAAGGGCAAAAAGTCCAAGGCTTCGGACGACGACGAGGACGAGGACGAGCCGAAAGGCAAGAAGTCCAAGGCCTCCGACGGCGACGACGAGGAGGAGGACGACGACAAGGATGAGATGCACGGGCGTAGCGCCAAGGCATCCGCCCGCGTCCGCGAACAGGAGCGCATCGCTGCCATCCTCGGCAGCAAGGCAGCCGCGAACAACCTCCCGCTCGCAATCTCGCTCGCTTGCGAAACCCGCATGACGCGCCAGGAAGCGCTCGCCGTGCTGCGCGGCCAGGCCGGTCGCTCGCAGCGCGACGACGACGACGATCGCGACGATCGCCGCGGCCGTCACGCCCGCGAGGATCGCTCGAGCCGCAACGTCAATCTGAACGGCGGCGGCGCCGACGCCACCGGTCCCCAGGCTGTCGCCAAGGGCTGGGAAGCCGCCTTCACCAAGGCGGGCATCAAACCGCGCTGATCGGCGCCCCTCTCCCCCAAGCTTGAGAAAGGAGCCCGATCATGGGCGTTCCGACTGTTACTCCCCTCACCGAAAACCGCCGCGAGGGCGGCTATGTCGTCTGGGATCCCAGCGACGGCATGCTGACGCGCGAAGCGATCATCCTGCTCTCCGGCGCCGGCGCTTGCATCACCGGCCTTGTACTCGGGGCAACGCTCACGGGCGGCGCCGGCGCTTCCGCGGCGCTTGGCACCAACACCGGCAATGGCGCCATGGGTGCGATCACCGTTTCCGGCCTCGCGATCGTCGGCGACTATAAGCTGGTCGTGATCGAGCCGGCGGCGAACGCCGGCGCCTTCGTGGTCGAAAACCCGCGCGGCCAGATCATCGGCCACGGTACCGTCGGCGCGGTGTTCACCGCCGGCGGCATTTCGTTCACCCTGGCCGACGGCGCCACCGACTTCGTGTCCGGTGACAGCTTTACGATCACCGTGACCGGCACCACCAAGTACCAGCCCTATGATCCGACGGCGACCAATGGCCTGCAATACGCGGCGGCGATCCTATGGAGCAGCTACCGGGACGCCACCTCGGCCGACCGGCGCGCCGTAGCCAACGTCCGCGGCCCGATGAAGGTGCAGACGGCCGAGCTCCTCTGGGGCGCGAACGTCACCACCAACGGCCACAAGACGACTGCCCTCACGCAGCTCGTCGCTCTCGGCATTCTCAACGTCTGAACCGGCGCGGCCTGCGCGCCGCGCCACTTTCCCCACGCAGGTCAACCTGACGGCTTCGGCCGCTCGGGCGCCTCCGGCTGCGCCCCATCGAGGCGCGCCCTTCGATGGAGCCATCCACAATGTCGATCCTCAACGTCTTCCGTAATGACGCGTTCTCGGAAATCACGCTCACCAGCCAGGTCGAGCGCATCCCTCACCTGCCCAGCATGCTCGGCGACTACGGGAATCGCCTGTTCACGCCGAATCCGATCCGCACCACCGCTCTCGCGGTCGAGGAGCGCGACGGCGTGCTCAACGTCGTGCCGATGAGCCAACGCGGACAGCCGACCAGCTCCGAGCGCACGACCGAGCGCCGCAAGATGCGCTACTTCGACGTGCCGCGCATCTTCAAGGGCGACACGATCCACTCGCACGAGCTGCAGAACATCCGCGAGTTCGGGCAGGAAACCGTGCTGATGCAGGTGCAGACCGAGGTCGCGCGCCGACTCGGCGGACCTACCGGCATCACGACGGTGCTCGACTACACCGAGGAGTTCCAGCGCCTCGCCATGGTCCAGGGCCTGCTGCTCGATTCCGACGGCAGCGTCTGGTACAATTGGTTCGACGAGTTCGAATTCGCCGCGGCGGCCGAGGTTGCGTTCAACCTCGACGCGAATATCGAATACACGCTTCGCCCGATCATCAACGGGCTCAAGCGTTCGATGGCACGCTCGTCGAAGGGTGCCTTCACCACGCAGACGTCGATCGTCGGCCTTTGCGGCGACAGCTTCTTCGACAAGTTCGTCACGCACGTCGACGTCGAAAAGACCTACAAGAATTGGTCAGACGCCTCCGAGCTGCGCAAGGGCGGCGCGTTCGAGACCTTCCCCTTCGGCGGCGTGGAGTGGGTCAACTATCGCGGCTCCGACGACAACACCGAAATCAAGATCCCCGACGACAAGGTCAAGTTCTTCCCGATCGACGCGCCGGGCGTGTTCGAAAAGGCGATGGCACCGGGCGAAAGCTTCGAGTGGATCAATACGCCGGGCAAAGAGCGCTATGTCGTTCCGATTTTCGACCGGGACCGCAACAGCTGGTGGCGCATGGAGGCGTACGGCTACCCGCTCTACATCTGCAAGCGCCCCGAAGTGCTCCGCACGGGCCGCCAGGGCGCGTAAGGCGCCATGGCGATCGACTGGGACGGCCTGGTACTCGGGCCGCTCATGGACATATTTGGAGAGGGCCAGGTCGACGATCCATCGACCTGGCCGCTCTATATGCCCGTGGGCGGTGTCGCGTTCCGCCTGGCGGCGGTCGTATTCGACCGCGAGACCCTGATCGTCACCACCGGCGACGAAGGCACCGAGAACATCAGCCGTTTGCCGGTGATCGGCGTGCGCGACGCGCTCGTCATCGCCGGCTGCGGCCGCGTGTCGCAACAGGGCGACAAAGTTATGATCCCGAGTGTCGCGCTCACCTTCATCGTGCGCGAGCCGCATCCCGACGGCCACGGCCACAGCAAGCTGCTGCTGCAGCGCATGCCATGACCACCGAAAAGGATCTGCTCGACATCGCGATCACCGCGCTCACCGGCGCGACCGACGCGCAGAACCGGGTCTATCAGCCCGGCGATTGGGCGGCCTGGGACAATGTCTATCCGGCACTCAAGGTCCGGATCTTCGATATCGACAAACAGTCGCTCGGCCGCGCCGGCCCCATGCAATTCAACGTCGTCGCGACGCTCCGGATCATCGGCCAGGTCAATGCCCCCGCGACCGATGACGACGCCGGCGCCGGTACCGCGGTCGACGCGCTATGGACCCTGCAGCGCCAGTGCGAGATCGCGATCGTCAACAGCTACCCGCTGACGGCCGAGATCCAGCAGATCACGTTCATTCGCGCGCAGCTCGCTGAGTCCTCTCAGGGCGAAACGCACCTCGCCAGCCTGGTCATGGATATCGGCCTCGAATTCTACCAGGGCGTCGCGGATTTCGCGCCGATCGACGGTGACGACCTGGTCGAGCTCGAGGCGCAGACGACCTCCACTCAACCGCTCGGTTTCACGCTTCCCAACCTCCAATCATAGGAGCGCGCCTTCATGCGCATCGTATCCGTGCCGGACCGCCTGGTCCGGGACCCTGTCACGCGTCGCGTGGTCGATGCGGCAGGCATCGACGTCGATCCCACCGATCCGCATTGGGCCCGCCTTCTCGCCGACAGCGACGTCGCCGACGGCGATGCGCCCGCGCCCGCAACCAAGGCCCGCAAGGCCGCCGAGCCGGAGGCCTGATCCATGACGATTCCGTTCAAGACGATCCCGTCGAACCTGCGCGTCCATCTCTTCGCGGCGGAGCTCGACAACAGCCGCGCGAATACCGCGGCGATCGCGCAGCGCGCTCTGCTGATCGGCCAGAAAACCGCCGCCGGCACCTATACCGCGAATGTCCCCGTAGTTTGCCAGTCGGCGATCGACGGCCGCGCGGCCGCCGGCGCCGGTTCGGTTCTCGCCGGCATGATCGACGCCTATCGTGACAACGATCCCGCCGGCGAGATGTGGGTGCTCCCGCTCGCCGATGACGGCGCGGCCGTTGCGGCAACCGGCTCGATCACGTTCACCGGCCCCACCACGGCAACCGGCACGCTTTCGCTTTACATCGCGGGCCGCTTGGTCTCCGTCATCCTGGCGAGCGGCACCACCGCTGCCCAGGCTGCCACCGCGACGGTCGCCGCGATCGCCGCGACTGTCGGTCTCCCGGTGACGGCCGCGGTCAACGGCGGCGTGCCGAGCAAGGTCGACCTGACCGCGCGCAACGGCGGCGAATGCGGCAACGACATCGACATTCGCACGAACTTCAAGGGTTCGGCATCGAACGAGGTCCTGCCGGCGGGACTCGGCGTGACGATCGTCGCGATGGCGAGCGGGGCTACCAATCCGGTGCTCACGACGGCGCTGGCGAACCTGGTCGATATGCCGTTCGACTTCATTGTCTGCTCGCTGACGGATACCACGTCGCTGGCGGCGATCACGAACTTGCTCAGCGATCAGACCGGTCGCTGGTCCTATCTCAATCAGATCTACGGCCATTGCTGGTTCGGCTTCCGCGGCAGCGCGGGCGCGTGCGCATCGAAAGCGACCGCGCTCAACAACCAGCATCTCACCGAGGTGCCCTTTTTCGATTCGCCGACGCCGGCGTGGAAATGGGCCGCGGCTTTCGCGGGAATCAATGCGGCGAGCCTGCGCGCGGATCCCGCGGTGCCGCTGCAGAGCCTCACCGTTGCCGGTCTGCTCGCGCCGCCGCTCCAGTCCCGCTGGAGCATCACGATCCGGAACAACACGCTGCTCTTTGGTGGCTGCGCGACCTGGACGGTCGACGTCAATGGCAACGTCGTGACCGAGAATATCGTCACGACCTATGTCACGAATGCGCAGGGTCAGCCGGACGACAGTTATCTCGAGGTCGAGACGCTGTTCACCTCGGTCTACGTGTTGCGGCGCCTGTCGTCGATGGTCACCGCCAAGTACAGCCGCATCAAGCTTGCGGCCGACGGCACCCGCCTCGATCCGAGCGCGAATGTCGTCACGCCCGCGGTCATCCGCGCCGATATCATCGCGCTGTACCGCGAACTCGAGGCGCAAGGCATCGTCCAGAACAGCGCCGCTTTCGCGCGCGACCTGGTGGTCGAGAAGGACGCGGGCAATCCGAACCGCGTCAACGTGCTGCTGCCCGCCACGCTGATCAATCAGCTGCGCGTCTTCGCGGTGCTGTTCCAATTCCGCCTGCAGTGACCGCCGGCGCCCTCTAAGCGGAGAAATCCCCAATGGCAGATTCGAACCTGCTCGCCGGTACGGCTTACGTCACGATCGACGGCAAATCGTACAACATCACCGGCGAGGGCACCTACACGCCAAGCGGCCCAAAGCGCGAGGTCCTCACCGGCCAGGATGGCTGGCACGGCTATTCCGAGACGCCGATGCCCGGCAAGATCTCGTGGAAGGGTCGCGATAGCGGCGCCCTGTCCATCGCGGATCTGCAAAAGGCGGCAAACGTCACCGTGGTGCTCGTGCTCGCAAACGGGAAGGTCATCGTCGGTCGCAACATGGTCCGCATTGGCGAAGGCCCGATCGAGGTGAATACCGAAGACGCCACCTTTAGCGTCGAGTTCCAGGGGCCCGAGGTCACTGAGAACTGACATGGCCACCGAAACCACGATCGCGCTGCGCAAGCCCGTCGAACTGGCGTCGATCAGCTATACCGAGCTGCAGCTCGCCGAACCCACCGCGGACCAATGGTCGCAGTGGGACGGCCTGACGGGCGCCGAGGCCGACATTCACGCGGTTTCGATCGTCGCCGGCGTCCCGCTACCTGCGGTACGCAAGTTGGGTACGAGCGACCTGCTCAAGGCCTCGCGCTTCATTGCCAGCTTCCTCGACTGGCAGGGCAGCTTCGGCGCCGTCGCCCCCGACGAGTGGGTTGTCGAACTGCGCAAACCGGTTGCCCATGGCGATACGACCATTACCGAGCTGCGCCTGCGCGAGCCGACGGCCGACGAATGGACCAAATGGGATCGGCTTTCCGGTCTCGAGGCCGACATCGTCAAGGTTGCGACCGTCGCCGGCGTGCCAGCGGCCGCGGTGCGCAAGATCTCCTCGAGCCAGCTCATGGAGGCCTCGCGGTACGTTTCGCTTTTTCTCGCATAGGCCCGAGGATCCAGGCCGTCGCCTAGTGATCCTTGGGCGCATGTTCGCGAAACTGCCCGACGAGATCGCGACGCGGCCCTGGTCGGTGTTGAATCGCTGGCTCGATTGGGCCGATATCGAGTGAGGTCGGCATGTCGCAACGCATTGCCGAAGTCGCGATCGGCATCGGCATCGATGATCGCACGGCCAAGGGCAAGAAGTCCGTCGAGCGCAATGTCGGTGCGCTGCCGAAGCGTGTCGGCCAGATTAATCGCCAGGTTTCTGAGGAAAGCGATCGGTCGATATCGCGGCTCGGCCGATCGAGCACGCGCACGATCGGCACGGTCGAACGCGCGGCGGCCAGGCTTTTTGGTGGTCGATCGATCACGTCGGGAATCACGGCGCGCCTGTCGGCGATCGGCGACGTCGCCTCGGCCGCCGGCACTGGCCTGGGCGAAGCAGCCGGGGCGGCCGGCGGCCTCGAGGCGGCGCTTGGTACCGTTGGCGTAGCAGCTGGCGCAACCGTCGGCATACTCGCCGCGGCGGGCTATGCGGCGTTCAAATTGGTCGACGGGTGGGCGAAAGGTGCTGCGCAGATCGGCCGCACTGCCGACACGATCGGAGTAGCCCGAAAGGAGCTGCAGGAATTCGCCGCCGCAGCCGAACGGGTCGGAGTCGACAAGGGCACTGCAGCCGGCACGCTCGGCTCGCTGTCGCAAACGCTCAACGATGCCAAATTCGGCACGAACGGTCAGGCGATCGCGGTGCTCGCGCGCCTCGGCGTCAAGCTGCGGACCAAGTCCGATGGCACGGTCGACGTCGCAGCGATGCTGCCAGATATCGCGGACGCGCTCGCGCGTCAGACCGCATATGGCCGGCGAAAAGCAGCCGGGATCCTGGGTATTCCCGAGGGGGCGCTACCTGCGTTCGCCCAGGGTGGGCAGCAGCTGCGTTCCGATATGACCGACGCGGATACGCATGCCGCGGTCCTGACCGATGACGAGATTGCGCGCGCGCAGCGGATCGCGCGCAAGGAAGCCTCGATCGGCCAACTGAAAGATCGCGCAATGAGTGCCGCAGGCAGCGCGGCCGCGGGCGTTTCCGAGCGCGGTTTTGATGCTGTGTTGAGCGGCGGACGGTCAGTGGCCGACGTGATCCAGGGCACGGCAAAGACGAATTCGCAGGCCGCGGGCACAACCGCGCGAGCGGCCGATAAGATTGATCGAGCAGCTGGCCGGATGGAGCAGGCGGCGGGCCGATTTAGTGCAGGGCAAATCGCGGATCTCGCGCGCAAAGCGGTTCCACTCGTACGCGAAGGCATGGGCTACGGTTTGAGCGAAGCGGATGCGACCGCCGTCGCGGCGAACATGGTCCTTGAAAGCGGCGGCCGTCACGATGCCAGGGAGAATGGTGGAAAGGGCCCAGGCCGAGGCCTCCTTCAATGGACGGACAAGGCACGCAAACGCCTCTTTCGCCAGGTGATGGGCGTCGATGTTGAGAACTCGTCGCGCGACCAGCAATGGCGATTCTCGCTGTGGGAAATGCAGAATAGTGAGGCTCGGAATTGGGCTCGGGCGCATGCGAACGGCTCTGACGCGGGCTCGGTGGCCGCGGGATTTGCCCGCTATGTGGAAAGACCTGCAAACAAGGACCGTGACGCGGCCGAGCGGCGGGCCGTCGCGGAGGCCATCCCAGTGCACGTCACCGTGGAGCTAGTTGGCGCCCAGCCTGGTACCAAAGCCAGGGTGACGGCTGGCAACGCGAGCCGGCCCGCAATCAGTCACGCCGTCGCCCACTAATCGAATTTACCTGGCTTCACGGCCACCTGCGGATCGGAAAACTGTACATGGCCCTACTCGCGAAGGGACTGCTGCCGGCGTCCTTTCGCGGGGTGCCGTTCGCCGTCCAGACTAGCGACTTCGCCGGCGGCCAACGGATCGCGTTGCACCAATATCCGGGTCGCGACGAACCCTGGCCTGAGGAAATGGGCCGCGCACCACGGCGCTATCGCTTCCGGGGCTTCATCGTTGATGGCGACGTCGTCTTCTTCGGTGGCCCGATCCAACTGCAGCGTGCACTGTTGATCGCGGCGCTCGAGAAGGAAGGCGAGGGCGTCCTTACGCACCCAACGCTGGGCGTTCTCAGCGTCAAGGTGCCACAATTCAGCATCGGTGAGAATCTCGGCGCCGGCACCTGGTCGAGCCTCGAGATCGAATTTATCGAATCGGGCAAGAAGAACCCGGCGTCGATATTGTCGACGAGCTCGGGGCTCCTCACCGCCGCCAACCTCGGCAAGGTGGCACTAGCCGCGGACGGCGTTCGCGCGATCGCGCTGGCCTCGTCGCTCGGCGCGCGGCGATCCGACATTACGTCGACCGCGGCAAGCTGGGCAACGAGCGCGACCGACCTCGCCGGCGACGCGACCGCGCTGCATCGCCTCACGGCACAGCTGCCCGGCAGCTTTGGACGCTTCGCCGGTGGAGCAAATGTCGGCTTGAACGGCCGACGCGCCTCGAGCGTGCCCGAGGACGCATCGTTCGGCGACCTGGTCGCGCTGGCATCCGAGCGTCGCAGCTCGGTTTCGATCGCGGCTGCTTCCCTCGC